GGTATTTCTCCGTTCATAACAGACCCTGAAAGTGAAACTAACCAATACTACAGAACATTTGCACGTAAATTTACTTTATTACTTCAAGGTGGTTTTGATGGTTGGGATATCTATAGAGAAAGTCGTACAAACACCGATAGATTTAAGTTAGGTAGAAATGGTTATTTACAAGGTGCAAGTCCTAATTGTAACCCAAGATATAGTAACGCAACCGGATGGGGTGCATTCAACCAAATCGCGGTTGGGGATAATACTCAAGATTGGGCAAACACTGACTATTACGCATACTTATTAGGTCAAAGAACATTTGCTAACCCTGAGGCAGTAAACATTAACGTGTTTGTTACACCGGGTATCTCAATCCAAGTTTCAGGAGATTTAGTTGAATCAGCAATTGAAATGATTGAATACAGTAGAGCGGACTCATTATATGTTTGTACTTTAGATGATTACAATATGTTTGTACCTTCAACAGGTGACCCTTCAGATTTATATTACCCACAAGATGCGGTTGATTACTTAGAAAATACAGGTATTGACTCTAACTATACAGCAACTTATTACCCTTGGGTATTAACTAGAGATAGTGTTAATAACACTCAAATCTATTTACCACCAACAGCTGAGGTTACAAGAAACTTGGCGTTAACAGATAACATCGCTTTCCCTTGGTTCGCGGCGGCAGGTTACACAAGAGGTATTGTAAACGCTATCAAAGCGAGAAAGAAACTTACTCAAGAAGATAGAGATACTCTTTACCAAGGACGTATTAATCCAATAGCAACTTTCTCTGATGTTGGAACGGTAATTTGGGGTAACAAAACTCTTCAAATTAGACAATCGGCTCTTGATAGAATCAACGTAAGAAGATTATTACTTCAAGCTCGTAAATTAATATCAGCAGTTTCTGTTAGATTATTATTTGAACAAAACGATGCTAAAGTAAGACAAGATTTCTTAGATTCTGTTAACCCAATATTAGATTCGATTAGAAGAGATAGAGGTCTTTACGATTTCCGTGTAACAGTTTCGTCTGACGCAGCTGATTTAGACAGAAATCAAATGACAGGTAAGATTTACATCAAACCAACCAAATCGTTAGAATTTATAGACATCACGTTCTATATCACTCCAACAGGAGCATCTTTCGAGAATATATAATAAATAAAATTATGACCCATTGTAATAGTGGGTCATAATTAAGCCAAATAACAATTATGTTTAATAAAAAAATTTTAAAAGAAGGTATTGATGATGCAGGGGCTCCTGATGAAAAATACTACGCATTTGATTGGGATGATAACATTGTTACGATGCCAACAAAAATTATTTTAAAAGATGACGAAGGTCGTGAAGTAGGTATGTCTACTGAAGATTTTGCTGATTATAGAACTGAAATTGGTAAAGAACCATTTGAGTATCGTGACCATACTATTGTTGGTTTTGCGGATGAACCTTTTAGATATTTTGGTGTTAAAGGTAACAAACAATTTATTGTTGATGCAATGTTAGCCAAACCAGGACCGGCTTGGGCTGATTTTGTTGAGGCAATCAATAATGGGTCTATTTTTTCTATTGTGACAGCAAGAGGACACAATCCGAATGTACTTAAAGAAGGTGTTTATAATTATATTGTCTCAAATACAAATGGTATAAACTCTGATGAATTAATTAAGAATTTAGAGAAATATAGAGATTTAGCTGACAAAGAAGAAATTTCTAAATCAGAAATGATAAGAGAATATTTAGATATGTGTCGTTTTTATCCGGTGACATTTGGGGAGGGCTCGGCAACAAATCCGGAAGAAGGAAAAATTAAAGCGTTAAAAGAATTTGTTAAATATGTTAAAGATATTTCAAATAGAATTCAGAAAAAAGCTTTCTTAAAAAATAAAATTAATAATTATTTTGTACCTAAAATAGGATTTTCAGATGATGACTTAAAAAATGTGGAAGTAGTTAAAAAACATTTTGAACAAGACCCAGAAAATATTATTAAAACTTATTCAACCGCAGGAGGAATAAAAAAAGAATATTAAATAGTTATTAATAAATAAGAATTAAATAAAAAAAACTAGTAAATAAAAAAACTAGTATTAAATAAACTAGACTGGAAGAGAATGATAATAAATTAAATTCTAAAAGTCAACTAAAATATTTTTTAAATAGTGATATTTATTAAATAAAGATAAAATAAATAAAATTAAAAACAAATTGAAATGGCTGATTTATTAATGAAAATGCCCATACCTTACGAACCTAAAAGACAAAATAGGTTTATATTACGTTTTCCTTCAACATTAGGAATTAATGAATGGTTCGTAGAATCGGCAGCAAGACCAAAAATAACAATTAATCCTGTTGCGATTCCATTTTTAAACACTGAAACATATGTTGCCGGTCGTTTTACTTGGGGTACTATAAATGTTAAATTCCGTGACCCAATTGGGCCTTCAGCGTCTCAGGCACTTATGGAGTGGGTACGTTTATGTGCAGAATCAGTTACCGGACGTATGGGGTACGCTGCGGGTTATAAAAAGAATGTTGACCTTGAGATGTTAGACCCAACCGGAGTTGTTGTTGAAAAATGGATATTAGAAGGAACTTTCTTATCGGATGTTAACTTTGATTCGTTGGGGTATAGTACAGATGCTTTAGCAACAATCTCAGCGGTATTACGTATGGATAGATGTATATTAGTTTACTAAAAAACACTTTATATTTAAAATTAAGAATCCACATATCAAAAATATGTGGATTTTTTATTAACTATTTATAAAAAACAATATACCATTATATTTTATAATAAAAACAAATTTATATGGACGACAGTTTAATTAAAGCAGGGACAGAAAATTTCACATTACCTCATGATGTGGTATCATTACCGAGTGGTGGAATTTTTTATAAATCCAAAAAAAAATCGATTAAAGTCGGTTATTTAACAGCATCTGATGAAAATTTTTTAATTGGTGCTAGGTCAGGTAATGAAAATATTGTATTAACTTTATTAAGAAATAAAGTGTATGAGCATGATTTACGTCCTGAAGAATTATTGGATGGGGATGTTGAAGCAATTTTAATCTTTTTGAGAAATACTTCTTTTGGGCCGGAATATATAATTAATTTGGTTGACCCACAAACTAATAAAACATTTACACATACTGTTATATTAGATGAATTAAATATTAAAAAAACTCAACATCAACCAGATGAAAATGGGTTTTTTACAACAATGTTACCTAAAACAGGAACTACAGTTAAAATAAAACCTACAACTTTTTATGATACGATTGAGTTAGATAAAATGGTTGAACAATATCCTGCTGGAAGACAAGCTCCAAGAGTAACGTGGAAATTACAAAAACAAATTGTCGAGATTGATGGTGATAGTGATAGAGGTAAAATTGCTATGTTTGTAGATACTTTACCTATTATGGATTCTAAATACATAAGAACTTTTTTAAGAGAGAATGAACCGTCATTGGACCTTAAAAGAACAGCAACAGCCCCTTCAGGAGAATTGGTATCTTTCGAGATAACCTTTGGGGTTGAGTTTTTTCGGCCTTTCTTTTAACTATCGACAACTTCTAATTGAGGAATATTACTTGATGGCTAAATTTATTAGAACATCATATAGTGACTTCAACGAGATGCCTACTTATGTTAGGAAATTTTTAATAAACAGAATAATAGAAGATAATACACCAAAGACCTAATTTAAAATGTGTCTTTGGTGTATTTATTTATAAAACAAATTTGATATGCAAAATATTGAGGATAGTGGAAAAAAAGGTAAAGACATTATTGACTCGTTTGGTGATGCGTTAGTTAGTAATTTTAGTGTTGGTGCGGTTGGTAAAGTTGTTGCTGAACTTGATAAAGGGGCTAGTTTACTTTTGAAACAATTTGGTGTTGGTCAAGAAATGTCTCAAGCGTTGAGAGCCACAATGGCTGATGCGGTTAGTAATGTTAGAGCTTTAGGTGGTGACATATCGGACGTTTATAAAACACAAGAAGATGCTGCAAAGGCCTTACAACGAAATGTAATATTAGCCGCGGACGTTAATAAAGATTTGTTTGCTACGTCAAAAGTAACAGACAAAAGTATTTCTGATTTAGTTGGAAAATTTAAGGATGCGGGGTATGGTGCAGGTCAAATCGCAAAAGAAATGAAAAATGTTGTTGATATTGCTGCTCAATCAGGTGTGAACGCTAGAGATGTTTCTGACAAAGTTCTTTCCAATATGGACGCACTTAATAAATATAATTTTGAGGGTGGTGTCTCCGGTTTAGCAAAAATGGCAGCACAAGCGAGTATGTTAAGAATTGACATGAAAACAACTTTAGGATTTGCTGATAAAATGTTTGACCCTGAAAAAGCGATTGAAATGGCTGCGTCAATGCAAAGATTAGGTGTTGCTCAAAGGAGTTTACTTGACCCACTGAAATTAATGGATTTAGCTCAAAATGACCCTGCTGAATTACAAAATCAAATCGCTGAAATGGGTAAATCATTTGTTCAATTAAATGAAAAAGGACAATTTGAAATTATGCCTGGGGCTAAACGTCAAATGAGAGAGATTGAACAAGCCATGGGATTACCTGCGGGTGAATTGGCTAAAATGTCTTTGGCAAGTGCGGAGTTAGAGGATAAAATGAGTAAAATCCGTTTTCCTGATTTAGATATTGACGAAGACAAACAGAAAATGATAGCCAATATGGCTGAAATGGGTAAAGATGGGAAATACGAAGTTCAAGTTGAAGATGAAAATGGTAAAATGATGACCAAAGCAATTGAAGACTTAAATGAAAAAGATGTTGCTTATCTTGAAAAAGTTGCCAGTACCGCTCCAAAGACTATGGAAGACTTGGCTAAAAGTCAATTAACTGCGTTAGAATCTATTGAGGCGGATATTAAATCAATAGCGGATAAATCTGGATTGGCAATAGCTAGAACTAAAACAACAGGGAAAGTTTTAGATACTAGTCGACAAATTTCATCAGGTATTCAAAAAACACTATCACCAAAACAACTAGACACTAAAAACTTAGCATCATCAATTGATGATGGGATAGA